TCATTTTTTTGTTTCTTTCAAACGCTCATCATATTCTGTTGGTAACACACGCCATCCTTTATAAGTTAAACATGGACGATTTTCTCCTTTGATTTTTCCCAGCATTGACCTTTTGGCTCTGTTCAGCCCAGCAATCACATTAAAAAATTCTTTCGAATCGGGTTCTACTCCAAATTTATCACAATTTTCTCTGAGCCAAAAAGATAAAGAATGGATATAAAAATGTTCTCCTTCTGGACTTACTAAATGCCAGTCTATTGCCGCCCTATTCGTTTCAAACCTTCCAGATTTTGGACTTTTCTTTGCTGCTTCCGTTGCTTTTCTTTGTATTTCCGCGCTTTGAGGATTTTTCCGCCTTGCTTCTGACATTTTCCGTTTAGCATCCTCAGAGCGTTTCGCTCCTTTGTGTACCTGGCTTAAATGTATCAGCCTGCACTCCCTTGAGCATGTCACAACATTACGAGATGGTTTGCAATAAAATTCCTTTCCACAAATAATACATTTTTTAACATTTTTGGTCATTTTAATCCTACACTTCTTTCAAAGGTGTCAAAAGTCAATATTTGTATTTAAATCAGTATCAATCAATTCGTTTATATACTGATTGACACTTTTTCCTTTTTGTGCTGCCTTCCTTTTAATAATTTCTTTATTTCCTGCCGGAATCAGCAAATTTATGCGATCATATTTTTTTCTGATAAATTCATTCACATATTCAGTCTGATTAAATTCTTTATTCATGTTTTCTCCTTTCAAAATTTTATTGTTTTTTCTCTTTCATCAAATATATCTCTGCCAGTTATCATCTTTGTTTTTTCTTTGGATTTTACAAATTGTATCATAACCATACCATTTTCCATTAAACCAACACTGTCCAAAATCACCCCAATTAAAATAAATGCTTACATAAAGATCATTTATTTTATCTTCATTCGAAAAATCATTTTCGGAAAGAAATTCTTTCCTTATTCTTACCATATCATCAGAACCATCAACAGTCAAAAATCTAATCTCCCAAAAATCTTTTAACTCCAAAATAATGTATCCATCTCGACAATCAACATCCAGTTTTCCTTCAAAACTTCTGTAAACTTCTTTGGACATGCTTTTTCCTCCCATTAGTGCATCAGCGAATCCGCAAGTGCTGTTGCATCTCTACAAATTCTTCCGTTATTGTTCTCGTACACAGGCAGATCATCGACAAAAATCCTCAAAATATTTTTTCTTTTGTTGTATCTTCCAATTTTCTTTTTTCCGGTGTATCTCGTCCACCCATCAAGATCCTCGTAATAATCTGTCATATCATATTTTACGTCATTAAAATCGACATCTTTTCCAAACATTTTTTTGTACCCTTCGTTGGCCATTGAAAGAAATTTATTTGCAAGTTCGACTGTAAACACTTTTCCATATCCTTTTTTTACAGCTACTGCCCAACTTGCTTTACATTCTCTTCCGCTTTCATCCCATTCATTAAAGTATGCAGTGAAATATTCATTTTCATTTAAATTCTTTGCTTCCGAACTATTCATTATTACCACTTTTTCTTCCATTTTTGCTACCACCTTTCTGATTTGTTTATTTCCTTTCTGTGATTATATATTAGCACATTATACGTATAATGTCAATACATTTTACGTAATATATTTATTTTAATTTTACCTTAAAAAATGGCAATAAAAAAAGGCGTAGGGAAAATCCCCACGCCTCTTGATATCTTTTATATTTTTTTACTGCCGATTGCACCATTCCTGCAGAGCGCGTACCATCGCTGACGGGTAGCTGATCACGCCGTCTACCGGTGTGCCGAGTTTTTTCTGGAGCGCTCGGATGGTCTGCGGCCCGATGTAGCCGTCTGCGGTCACTCCTGCCCATCTCTGCATGGCCCTGATCAGATCGGATCCGCCGGACAGTTTGCCAGACCATTCGGCCGCCGCGATGCCAGCACAGTATTTTTTATTGCTCATAGGCTGGTCACTGATCACACCGTCTACTCCGGTTTTAAAAATCTCCTGCAAGCGTTTGGTCAGCTCATGACCCCATACGCCATCGACTGCGATCGCTTTTGAGGTGGATTCTTTGGCCGCGCCGCCATAAGTGCAAAATTTTGCATGGCAGTTGATCCAGCCCGCACCGGAGAGCAGCCTTCCCCAGCTTCCATTCTGAATTTCTGTCACCGTGTAGCTGCCGCGGTCTTTGATCGTTCCAACTCGTCGGCTGTCTGCGTTCGGCTGCTCTCTAATATTAAGGTCGGTATTGACCTTGTAAATACCAGGCTCATACTTTCCGCTTTCTGGCTGTTCGACCGATGCCGCACCACTGATCAAGCTCTTAAACCGCTCCCAATCCCCTCTCTCGATGATCTGGCTCGGGCAGTGCTTGCTACAGATATCGTAGTGGCGGTATACGCGACTTGCCGGAATACCAGTCTCCCGCATGATCTCTTTGACGACCGCTACCGTGTTCTGAAACGCTTTTTCGTAATTATATCCCGCCTGCACGCACATCTCAACGCCGATGCTGCTACGGTTGCCGTAGCGTCCAAACAGGTTATTACCGCCGTAATTAACCCCGACGTGCCAACACCCACGGCTGTGCGGTGCCGCCTGATAGGCGGTGTCACCATCATCCACGTAATAATGAGCCGACATGCCAGAAAAATTCCCGTCATGCTGTGCTCTGGCATGAGCGCGGGCATTGGCAGTTGGCTCAAAATTGTCGGTGTTATGTACAACAATACACTGTGGGTTGTTGTACGGATAGGTGTTCTGGCTGCTGATGTATGATTTATCAATCTTCATTGTTTCTCCTTCTGCCAGACGAATTGCGCCGGCGCAAAGAAATGACGGTTGTTAGCCGCCCTCACTCTGTTTTCTTTTCCTGTTCCTGATTAATTGCTTTATCTGCGACTTCCAGCCCTTTTGTCAAAACAACCGGCACATTAAATCCAGCTTCCACGAAATTTTCAATAATTGACCGAATTTCATTGACCAGTAAAGATGCAAGGACAAACCAGCCTAATAATGTAGTGATGCCGAGATCTACGCCAATAGTCTTGCCGATCTCAACAAATACCACGCTGGAGCCGAAAGCAACTGCAATCATCATCCAGTATCCCATTTTTTTAAGAATCCCTTTTAAGCCGGCACTGGAACTTTCTTTGTGAGCAATACGACTTTTCATCCAACCGGTTATCCAGTCGAGAACGTTAAAAAGCAGAAACATCACAAAAAGAATCCAATGCGTTCCGAAAATGTACGATAATACCGCAACGATTGCACCGGCTAATGCATTATAAGAATCAATAATTTTCATATTTTTATATTCTCCTTTTTCAAATTTCAATAATTAAGTACAAAAATAGGACCGTTTCGGTCCCGCTCGAATTTCTATCATGTTTCCTCCATAAAAATGAGAGCGGTTTCCCGCTCTCACACAATGCATCTCCTATGATCTCGTTTGACATTGGCACGCGACACTTGAGCATAGACCATAGTTGTGTTGATGTTGACATGCCCCAAAATCTGCTGTACTTCTTCCACTGGCATACCTCGGTCAAGACCGTCTGTCGCTGTTGTATGCCGTATCAGATGCGGATACACTCTCCGACCAATCTTTGACAGCTCTCCCAGCTGTCGTACACGTTTTTCAATCGCCGGCTTCTTTAACCTGCCATGTGGCATACGCTCCGACACAAATAACGCTGGATTTTCGTCTGTTCTCATTTCAAGATAATTCCGCAATGCAAATTCTGCTTTTACGTTCAAGTAAGAAGTTCTGTGTTTATCCCCCTTTCCAAATAAATGTACTTCTTTCTGCTCAAAATCCACATCTGCAATATCAAGCCTCTCAAGCTCTGTTACGCGGCATCCGGTGCTGTACAGCATCTCAATCATGGCCTTATCTCTGACTGTCTCACACGCATTCCTCAGCCGTTCCAGCTCCATTCCAGACAGTGGCTGTCTCTGCGCTCGCTCATACTTAATTGCTTTAATATTCCGGCACGGATTGCTCCCTATGTAACCCTCGTTGGCCGCCCATTCAAAAAACGTCTGAATGATAACTCTGCGGTTATCAAGCGTCGCATTGCTGATCTTTCTTGTCTCCTGCGTCTTATACAGATAGATCCGGATGTCGTTCGTTGTAATCTGCTTCAGATCTTTGTTCACCTGGAAAAAGAAGTCTCGGAGAACCATATTGTACAGCTCCAGCGATCTGACGCTCAAACCCTCTATTTTGCGAGTCGCAAAGTAGATCTCATAGCACTCCGGCAGATACCCCTCGTACGGCACAATTTCTGTATTCCGCGGAGCTATTTCGTAGTCTCCAACGAAAATAATGAGTTTCTGATACACCACTTTCAGTGCGTCATCCGGAATTTCACCAACAAGCTTCGTCATGAATGTCTTCGCAAACTGTTCGCGCATATAAAAATTCCTCCTTTTCGGGGTACCCAAAAGGAGGCTGATATGCTATAATAAGCTCAGCCCCTTTAGGGTGTGTGGAGCCGAACTTTCAGATTGGTCGTCGGGAGTTCGGCTCCCTTTTTTGTTTTCTACCCTCTTATTATACCACATTTCATGCGCGATTTCGAATATATTTTCGATATTTTTCAAAAATCTAGTTCACTAAACGACCCGGTTTCGTGAGCTCTTCCAGCTTGTATTCCATCAGTGCCCGTGTCTTTTCCTGCTGACTGTGGTTACTGATCAGGCAGACCACAAGTGTAACGGCGGCACTGATGCAGGCGGAAATAATCGTTTCCATGTACTCAATTCTCCTTTTTTCTGATTTTTGCATAAAAATAAGACCGTTTCCGGTCCCGCTCGAATCTCTATCATATTTTTCTCCATTAAAAATACCAACCATCGTATTGATGGTTGGTAAAAAATTAATCTTAATGTTCCTCTAATAACTTTTCCATATCATATCCATGTGCTTTGGCAATCCCTTCTGCCATTTCAACATTTCCCCCTTCATAAATCATGCATAAAGCATATTTAATCCTCGTTTCATATGCTTCTCTTTCAATCCTTCCAGAATCATACGCCTTGTTTGCCTCGTCTAAATCATGTTTCCATTCCTTCCAGCTCATTTTCCTTTCCTCCCGTACTTTTGATACTAAAAATTATACCACGGGCAAGGAAACCTGCCAATGATTATTAGTTGAATGTTTTGGAAAGAATGATACGTAATCTTTTCTGAATTTATGAATTTGCTCTTAATGCCCCTTCTGTAATACCAGCGATCACAGTACCTGCTACCTGGTTAAATATTTCAATCAGCATTGGAAGTCCTTTGTCGCGGGCAATCTCCTTGGTTTTATTCCAAACTGTATCATTTCTAAATTTTTCAAGCGTATCATAGCCCTCGTTTGTTAAATTTCCGATATTGAGTATGGTTGAACCGGTAACATATTGTTTTGCATTAATATTTCGGATTAATCCTGCCTCCTTCATCAATAACAAATGTTCCACTATAACCTTGTCATCATAACCGTCAATTCTAATTTTCGAGAAATTTATTGATCCGGCACCAGGTTCATATACTTCTTCAATCTTAATCAACAAATTTCTGATCAAATCCATATCCCTTTGCATACAAATTCCTCCTTGCCCACATAATATATTTTCTTTTATTATAAGGCATCAATGAGTCTTTTTCAATTAGTTGCAATTTTAAACTCTATCTACTTATCGACCAAATATGACCTTTATCGCCCTCCGGCGCTTAGTCTGTCAAGCCTACATATCCCAATATATCACTGCTTCTTGCTACCACTCACTCGCGTCTGGTATAGTGGTCTCGAGGAGGTGGTTATCATGGCTCATCCACGCAAATCCGAAGAGGACAAGTACAAGAAAATGTCGATCAGCTTTGAACCGGAACAGCTTAAGCAGCTTATCTCATACTGCGAACGTGAGGAGCGTACCGCATCGTGGGTCATCCGCAAGGCTCTTTCCGAGTGACTTGAGAAACATGATTCATGATCCTTTTCCAATGCTACCGATACTATTCTATGCATCTCAGATGGTATCGGTAGTTACTTTTCTGCTTCTTTTAGTTAATTAGTTGTGCTGAAAGTTTAATAGCACCATCTTTTGCAATAACTTGTTGAGAAATATATATCGAAATAGCATTGATTTCGGAATCAGCATGTACTTCTTTTGGTCTGTTGAACGTTATTCCTTCGGATTTTACACTTCCGTCAGAATAATATATATGCACCATTCCAGAGCTGGTAACCGTTCCAGTTACATTTTCAACCAGAATTTGAATATTGTTATTTGCAGCTACGAAAAAGTCAAGAATACTATCGGAATCCAAAACGTCTTTTTTGGTGCTTACTTCGATATATCTTTCATGATTAGATTCGTTATCGGCACTACATAATATAGCCATATTTCCATATTTATTTAAATATGATAGTCTAACGTATCCTTTTTTAGTCACAAACAGGTATCTTTCTTGAAGAACTCCATATTCTCCCGAATAAACTCCACTTACAAATGTATGATTTTCATCATACAATGCCATAACGAGCATTTTACCGCCAGAATTAGTCGAAACAATAATGTCACCAACATCAACAGGGATTTCATCCGTATACGAATATCCCGAATAATTTTGTGTGATAGTACCATCTTGGTTAATATAACCAGTATTTGATGCGACATTTTCAAAAGTGCGCTTTCTAGGGAAATTCATCTTTTTTTGGCACGAACTATTTCTGCCGATAATAAAGCCAACTTCATTCAAAAATTTTATGCTATTATCTTGGCAAATGTTTCCGATACTATTGTTGCCGCTAATTAAAAGTGCATTCCCTGCTAAATTTCGAAGAGATGATATTGTATTATTTCTGATTGTGCATTTTATAGCATCGTCAAAACAAATTCCATCTACCGAGCTTTCACCATTTGGGTCATTTGCAAAATTTAAAATTTCGTTGTCAAAAATTGTAATGTTTGTAACGTGGGCACCTTTAATGCCTTGTTTTTTGCTATTAGAAATGAAATTTCCTGAAATTTTAACATGAACACATCTTTCGTCTGTCCACCCATTGAGTAGTAATCCATAATTTCCACCAAAAATAGTGTTACCTTGGATTATAATGTCATGGGATGCTCGTTGAACCATAATACCTCCATATTCATTATTTCGGATTTCATTCCCTAAAATAATATTGTCATTGCATCCGCCAAAAATACCAATCCCATATTGCCCGTTATCGAAGAAAAAATTGTTTGAAACTATTAGTCCAGACCCACCATGACATTGTATTCCATTCATTCCATTTTGCGATGCGAAGCAACCAGAAATAATGTTTTTGTTTCTCTCGATTTGAATATCAAGTGGCATAAAAATATCAATTCCATGCTCGCCCCACTTATCAAAAGTAGAGTTTAAAATTCTTGAATATGGACAATCAAAATACATTATTCCATGTCGTCCACCGTTTTTAGCAATTACATTTTCAACATTTATGTTTTTACACCATGCGAAATGCAAACCGTTTTGCGCATAATAAGTATCTGGGCTTTGTTCGTTTACATCTGCTCCCCAATCAATTTTAATCCCTCGAATTATTACATCGCTGATATTGAAACCAGAAAAGCAAGAAGATACATTTCTTAAATAAGCACCTTTTAAGTAATTATTTTGAAGACTTGTTTTGGCAGTACCTTTTGTTTTATATGTTGGTCGTATTTTTATTGTTTTTGCTTGATAGTGCGGTTTTTCAATATAAAATGTTTCCCAAACAGAAGAGTCTTCCTTTGAGGTCAGTTCCACATACATTCCTTCAAAAAAATCATAAACTTCTTCTGTAGACGTAACAGTTAAAGAACCTTTTGAAATCGAAGCAATATTTATAGTTTTTGATTTTGATGTCTTAAATACTGCTCCATCTGAAATAAGAGATAAACCTGTTTTGCATTTTATTTCAGCCTGTATATCAAACACCGAATCTGGCGTGAAATATATTGTATTAACTTGTGGCTTCGAAATAACATTGTTTATAAGTAACTGGTCGTTGTTGCCTGAGCAGATGTAATTTGCTGTGTTTTTATAAGCACTATTTGCACCAGCAATTATTGTGACCCCATTATTTCTTTTTGCTAAAGTATTTTTCTTTGCTAAAAAAGGAAGATATTGCTCATTTTTTATTAGATTTATTCCGTTGAAGTAATTATCAAAATACTTTAGGTCTGTGCTTTCTTCAATCAAAAAAGTCACATCAACAAGAAATAAATTCTTAAACTTGAAAACCATCCCTTGCTCATTTCCAGCAATTCCTTCGCTATAAAATCCAAGTTCAGCATTTTTTTGAGGTTCAATAAGTCCTGATACCGTATACCATGTTGACGGAGTAATCGTTGTTACTGGAGAATAGCTATCTCCTATATAAATTTTGCCGAGAGCAGTAAAATTTTCCGTATACATTTCGCATTTTGCGTAGTATGTATGACCTGTTTGAAAGTTTGGTATAGCCCCAATTCGTTGGATTCTAAAATCTTCCGCGTAGGTGTTCATAATAACAGATAGAACACCATTATCTTCCGAAATTGTATTGTTTGGATTATTTGTTTTCCATTCATCGAGATTTATATTATTTAACTGATTATAAATATCGTATTCAAGTGGAACTATATCTTCCTTGAGTGAATTAACCTGCTCCGTCATTGCCGTGTAGTCGGCCGGCAGGCTTTTCTTGACTTCTTCTGCGTAGGCGCTGATCTCCTCTTTCATCCGCTCGATGATGTCCGTCTGTTTTTCGACTGGTACAGCGGAATCTACTTCCATTCCTTCCAATACTTTTACTGTCGCCAACGTTGAATAGAATTTCTGCCGCAGCTCCGAGCCCTGAATTTTGAAGAGGTAGACTACGAACGCGGTTTTGCCCATGTACTGCACAGCATCGGCGTCTACGAGCCACGAAAACGTGATGGCGCTCCCGCTTGCCTGCATATCTGTGATGTTGTAGTAATTTTTATTTCCTTTGGCGTTTGAGTACAAAATTCTCCCGGAGAATGTGGACATATCGAAGCCGTGGTAGTACCTGTTCATGCCGAATTTGATCTTATTTACATTTTTATCTCCTTCAACTCCAGCCACTACGCCGTTTTTCGGGATAGAAATCACTCTCAGATGTTCGTTAATCCAGAACTGCAGATCATCGTCCGTGACTGGTGTCGCGTACTCTTCCGCATCTTCCAGCATCTCTTCCAGTAATTCGTCTGTTGTGCTCATGTCATTCCTCCTGTTTCACTTCTACCCTGTTTGTTGACAGTTTCATTCCGTCTTTTCCCAGTCCTACTACGTTCACGTACCATTTCTTTCCGTGCAGCACCTCAGTTCTCACGATGCAGCAGTTTCCAGTGATTTTTTCCGAAAAGCATTCTGCAATCTTCGAGTCAATTCGGCGGAACTCTGCCACTTTTACTTTTCCTGCCCACTCCCGGTCAAAATAAAATTTCGCTGTCATATACTGCTCACTGCCCGCCACCAGACCGGAAAAATCCCCTCGCTTTTCGATTTGCTGACCCATAACAGAAAATTCAAGTACTCTCATGATCTTTCCCTCCTAAGCTGTACGTTTCCAGATATAGACTGTGATGTACGGCGGCATGTTATTGATAGTTTTTGATCCATCAATAATATTGGAGACTTTATTTACTCTAATATTTCCAACCGATGTCTGTGCTTTCCATGATGCATTATTCATTTTTGCCTGGACCGTAGAGCCATACGGTCCTCCATCTTCTCCGAAAATCTGATACATAGATCCCTCATCGGCTCCGTTGGTCTCGTAGTGTTTGTGGTCGATGTTGTTTGTCATAACACCGGCCTGCAGTCCAGCTGTGTTCCATTTTTTCGTGGTGTCTTCTTCATCAACGCCAACCAGTGTCCTTCCTTTTGCGTATCTCTCCCACGTTCCGCCAAAAATTGTATTCGGATCTGCAGTTTTTTCTTCCGTGATCCACACGGATCCAACCGGATGATCCGCCAGAGCATCTCCGTGCATATAGATTTTGTACTCACCGCTGCTCGTATCATAGGATCCCATACGGATTTTTCCATCTGCCATAAATCCTACGTACTGCACCTTAACTCCTTTTTTTGTGATCAGTCCGAATGCATCCGTTCCTCCAGACCATCCGCCCAGATCCGGGTAGAATCCGTCCGAAAATCCTGCATAGCTTTTCAGTTTTGTTTTCAGCCACTCCTCCACAGTTTCCCCTGTGGTTTCTGCTTTCTGGATATTTTTCAAATCGTCCACGGCAATTTTTTTCTCATTTCCGTCTGCGTCGCAAATTGCTACATAATCCGTGCTTTCGATTTTGGCTTTCGTTGGCCACTCAAACATTGTCATGTCCATTTTTTCTGTCTCCTCTCTATGCCGGTATCCACCGCACCGGATATACTGTTACCGTTTGTTCCGGCTTTGGCACCTCCTCCGTGCCTCCCTGCTTATATCTCAAAACATGATTCCACGGCGGCGTATGGGAATAGTAACCCCTTGTACAGATTTCGGTTCCCGTCTGATCCCCGGTCTGTCCTCCTACCGCTCCACCGAATTCGTTTTGCGAAGCGTGCACAACCTGTCCATTACCTATATATGTCGCCACATGATGGCCCTCGCTTAGCAGCACATCGCCGCGCTTCATTCCTGATCCCGAATAGACATCTACGCTCCCGATCACGTCCGAAAAACCGCATCGCAGAAAAGCCGCCCGCATATCCCCTGTGTAGGATGCTCCATATGTTTTGACTGGCACGCCAGCCTCCTGCCACCCGGTGATGCAAAATGATGAGCAGTCGTAATCCGGCCCCCACCGATAACCCTGGTCATACCCATGCGAGTTATCCGCCGCAATTTTTATCATCCATGCAATCGCTTTTTCGATTTTTTCTGTGGAGTCATCATTCAACGTCAAGTGCGTCTTCCAGTAATTCGCGTATTCCTTCCTTTTTGGCTGTACTGCTCCGGCGTGCTGCTCGTAATTGAGTTCGAATAATTCTACCAGTGTTTCCAGGCTTGCTCCGGAACTCCAAAATTCTGCGAATGACATTGATGTGGTTCTTTTTTGCCACTGGATCCCTACATTTTTTTCGTATAGGATTCGTTGTAGCTGCCCGTTGATATTTTTGCTCTCATATCCTTTCGACGCGGCCCAGCTCGTATATTTTGTAGATGGTGTCCACTGCACCAACCCAAACCCCAGGTCTGTTCTGCTGCTGTCGAGGTTCTGCCAGATTCCCGGATTGCACGTTGATTCTGCGTACATATTACCCAGCACGGCAAGCGCCGCATTCTGCGACGCTCCGTTTCGGATCATGAAATTGTAGATGTACTGCGCATTATCTGTGGCATTTTCCATACTCAGATAAGCATTTGAGCTAATTAGTGCCATTTTTTAACTCCTCCCACGTTCCATCTGATTTCTTGATCCTTCCTCCGGTGATTCTGCCGTTTCGGATAACCAGATAGCTCTCATCCGAGTACACGAGCTTTCCACTCAATCCCGCGGAACCGGAATATCCCTCGTAGATTGATCCAGCCTTGAATCTGATATAATCGTCTTGCGGGTTGACCTCCACGAAGGTGTTTCCGCTCCCGATCATTCCTGACCATGTGCTTTTTCCGGTTGCAATATCTATATTCTGGAGCAATGATATCTGGATAATTGCCTTTCCGCTGGATTCTTTCAGCACTACTTTTCCATTCTCCAGCGCTACAGAATAATGTTTTCCATTTTCTTTTCCGGCAATTTCCAACAATGACGCGAAAATCTTACCACTGTTCAGGTCCAGTTTAAATCCCTGCTCCCCATCCTTGTAATTTTGTGACATCAATACGCCTGCGATGAGATAATCCGCCAGAAATCCCTGACCCGTTCCAAACGTTTTCCAATCCCAATCTCTGCCGTCCGGCGTTCTTTCGGATGCGATCAGAAATCCCGTGGTTCCAAGTGCCATCGCTCCATACAGATCGCTGTTCTTGTCCAACTCTTCGAAAAGGATTGCTTTCGCCGCCTGTTTTTCCGCATTTTCTGCAGTTGCTTTCAGCCTTGTTTTCATCAGGTTAATCATTCCGGTTACCTGATCGCCTTTTACGGTTCCATCTTTGTTCAGCGCCAGCTCTGCTGTTTTCATCGCCGCACTGATCCGATCCAGATAATCGTTCTCCTCGGATCCGAGCGTGACTGTTGTATTTCTTTTCATGATGCAATCCCACACCACGCTCACAGCACGTTCTCTTGTCGATATCTGCAGATCTTTGTTCTCCACTTTCACGTAATCTCCGAGGCCGATTTTCACAAGTTTCTCCACATCTGCGTACTCAATTGTGTTTTCGATGTTGATAAGATCCACTTCATACGTGATTTCCGGCAGGTCACATCCTGCCTCAAAATCTGCTTTTGCCTTTTTCCGTAATGCTTTCTGCAGATCTTCCAGTGTAGCATATCCTGTTTCATCGGTTCCGCAGTCCTCCTGCAGTTTTACGTCTTCGTATTGTACCACTTTTGTGTAGGCGATCGGATATTTCCCAATATTGGGGCTGTCCACATAGTAACTATCATCTGGCAGTGTGTGCCCATTGTAGCTCTCCGGAATAATTCTGGTAACCACGTTATCCATGTTTACTTTCGCCTTAACGGACGACATGTTAAATCCAAGCCGCGCTTCTGCTCCGTAATCTCCTCCGGCTCTTTTTCTCATCTGGCATACGTAATTCTTGAAAATAGGTTCTCCACCCCATCTGTTGATGAAACTGTTTTCATCGTCAGACAGCAGCGCCTCAATCAAATTCTTCCTGACGTAGTACGCGGTATTGATATCCGTGATATCCGAAATAACACGATATTTTCCAACGCTGATCTTCTCCGCCGCCTCCGTGCCCGTGCACTGTGTTGGCCGCACATCTTTCAGATGGGTTTCTCTTGATGCATCAAAAAAGATGGGCCGTGCCTTTGCGGCAAGTCCACCCATCTCCTTTTCTGCATCATACACCCGGAACTGCTCGTTTTCTCCGTATGGGGTCGGCGCTGTGATAACGGATCCGGCTTTCAGGCAATCAATATACAGCGCATCCGCCGCGCACTCGATCTCCATATCCCATTCCCCGCTAAGCTGCATAGTCAGCTCGCATTTTGTCGGATGCAGTACACAGTCACCGTTATTTTCGTAATTTTTGTTTTCTGGCTTGTAAACTTGTATCATCTTGTTCTCCAACGCGGCGCAATTGAAATTTCAAATGCAGAATCAAATAAGATCACGTTCTCTCCCGGGTTCAGATAGAAATCTTCATAATTTCCTCTGATCGCATTGCTCGCATTTCGTCCCTGGCCATTCACTGTGATTTCTTTTTCCGTATCGATGATCAACGTTCCGTTGACCTGTGCAAGCAGCTCATTTCCGTTGATTCGTCCCCAGCACTCTCCGTGACCCTCAATTTTGATTTTTGGGCACGCAATATCATAATCATTCATCAATGTAAAAAATCTTCTTTTTGTGGCTACTTTCTGGCCGTTTTCTGTCAGCACGTATCCTCCGCCGCCTACTTTGTGACCCCAGTATACCGGCATTGGATATGGCTTTTCATATTCATCGCTTCCGCGGACGTGCAGATACGGGGAGCAGTAAAATGTGATTGTGAATTTTCCCACCCGCAGGCTTTCCCTGCTGTTTTCGCTTAATACTGCATAATAGGCACGGTACGAAAAAATAGGGTCATCCTTCAGGATCAGTTCTGCATTTTTCTCCTGTGCCCATCGTTTGATTTCCCGCCATTTTTCGTGCCATTTTGACTCCGGGCCGATATAGTTCATCTCGATCGAGATTGTCATCTCCTTGTAGCGGCCATTGTCGATATGATAAGCCCCATCTACTCCCGGCACTTCCAGAGTTTCGATGTCCCGTTCTGCTGCAGGGATGTTCGGCCTGTTGACTGCAAAAATGCAGAGGTCGGCGGAACTGACCCCTGCAAAAATAACTTCGTAATCATCAATCACGCAAAGCCTCCTTTCCAGACAGGCTTACTTATCTGCTGTCTGTTCAGCTCTTTGATGGTTAATTTCACGACTTTCTGGTAGATTCTTTCGTCTCCAAGATTAATTACATTTTCCATCGTCAATCCGAGATCTCCCAGGACCTCGGCAAGTGCTTTTATCAGGTCTGCATTGTTGGCCCGTACTTCCTCGCGGACGTACTTTTTCAGCGTCTCAATCGGCGTTACGGCTTCCGGCCCTGCCTCGCCTGCTACGTCGATCGTGTTTCCGGACTGATTAACCACCGTTGGTCTGTTCAGGATCACACCTTTTGCACGCCAGTTGATGCTTAATTTCGGGATACTGCCTTTGATTAGATCACTGATTGTCCAACCCGGCGGCGAGATCTGGAAATGTGGTGTTTTGATTTTTGGTGTCGGCCATTCGCCAGCAAAAAATCGTTTTACTGCATCTAGTGCATTTTTTACCACGTTTTTGATTTCCTCAAATTTGCTCCAGAATTTGTTTTTGACTCCCGTGAGCTTGCCGCCTGTCAGCTTATCGATCACATCATATCCGGTGGACCATATTTCCTTCCATGTCTGCCAGCTTGCAGCCAGGATTCCGGTGATTCCGCCTCCGTGTTTTTCGTAGGCATCCTGGATCCGGCCGAGCTTTTCCTCGCCCAGCTCCACACAGAAATCATAACCGGCGGTCAGTACCGTTTTTATAATATCAATCCCTTCGAGCACTCCTTCCCGGAATTCATCGCAATTTGTCCAGAGGGCAAATACTGCGATCGCAATTGCCGTTATAATTGCAAGGACTGGATTCGCCGCGATGATGCCAAACAAGCCTGATAGGCCTTTTGCTATGACTGGAATACCTCCGATTATTTTTGCTCCGCCGCTCACTACTGTTCCGAGCGCAATAAGCAATGGTCCAATAGCAGCCACGATCAGACCAATCTGTATAATCGTTTGTTTTTCTGATTCCGATAAGCCGTTAAACCATTCCGTAAATTCCGAAATCTTTTCTGCAATATTTTCAATGATTGGTGCGAGTTCCTCCATCAGTGTTGTTCCAAGGTCGATAGCATCGTTTTTCAGCTCATTCGTCGCCTTTTTAATTTTTGTGGAGTTCGTGTCCAGTTTTTCAAATGCCGTATTGGTCGCGCCCGCGCTGTTCTGCATCTGCTCCAAAACGCCATTAAAATTCTCAGCACTGTCTCCCAGCAGGATCATACCGGCTTTTCCTGCTTCCGAACTGCTCCACATATCGCCAAACGATTTGTTGTTTTCCGTCGCTGCATCGCTGATTATTTTCAAGACATCAGATAATGACATTCCGCTGTCCATCAACTCCTTAAACGTCTTTCCCGTCTTTTCTTTCAGGGTTTCCGATACGGTCGTTCCTGATTTTCCGAGCTCATTCAGCATACCGTTCATGTAGGTTGTGCTTTCTGCCGTTGCAACTCCGTTCGCTGTCATGATGGCATATCCCGCGCACAGCTCGTCCAGGCTTACTCCGTAGGCGTTTGCTGTCGGAATTACTTTTCCCATTGATGATGCAAGATCAGCAACCGTCGTTTTTCCCAAATTCTGTGTTTGGATCAGCATGTCCGAAACATTCGTTACTTCAGATGCTTTCAATCCATACGCATTCATGATGGTTGTAAGCACATCCAGCGCCGCTCCGGCATCTGCGAAACCTGCTTTTGCCAGTTTTGTTGAGTTCGAAACGAAATTGACTGCATCGCCTGTTTTCTGTCCTGCCGAAATAGAATCATAGATATTCTGTGCAATCTCTTCTGATGAGATCCCTGTCTGATTGGACAGATCCAGAATCGCCTTCTGCATTTCGTCCATCGGAACTTCTGTGGCATCCGCAATGGTTGAAACTTTTGCCATTGAATCCTCAAAATCCATAGCCATTTTTGCAGATGCCGCTCCGGCCGCAAGAATCGGCGCCGTCACCGTTTTTGTCATTCCGCTTCCCGCGTTCTTAACCTTTTCTCCTGCTTTCTGGACTTTTTCTGTGTATTCTTCAATGGATGCTTTTCCGAATTTCAGCTGCTCATTGACATCTTTCAGCCGGCTCTTGTATTCATTCAGCGATGCCTCCGCCTCATTGAGTGCGGCTTTCTTTTCCTCGATCGCCTTTTTATTATCGCCCTCGGCGTTTTCCAGCATTTTCAGTTCTTCTTTCACGAGACTGACTTTTTTCTGGTAGGTTTCGCCCTGCTCCGTCAGATACTTCTGCTCATCCTTTAACTTTTTCGCGGATGAGGTGTTCTTGTCCCACTGGCTCTTCATCAACTTGAATGAGGATTCATTCTTTTTTGCGGATGCATCCAGCGTGCCGATGGAGTCATCGAGCTTTTTCATATTCTCTTCCAGGACTGCAGAGCCGCTCTTGATTTCCTGATTTACTTCTTTCAGGCCTTTCTGGTACTGGGCGAGTGTTGTCTCTGTCTGAGAAAGCTGCTTTTTCTTTTGTGAGATCGCTTTCTCATTTTTGTTCTCTGCTCCCTCCAGCTCAGAAAGCTCTCTTCTCAGGACCTCCACTTTTTCGTTGTATGTTTCAGTCTGTTTCTGCAGATATTTCTGCCTGTCGGTCAGCTTCTCCATGGCCGTCGTGCTGTCGTCCCAGGCGATTTTCGCGCGTTTAAATTCTTCCCGGTTACCCTGTACGGCTTCCGAAATCTGTTTCAGGCTCTTCTGAAAATCAACTGTACCATCCGTTTTGAACGATAATCCAACCCGCTTCATATCATCCGCCATACAGCTCACCTACTTTCTTTCTCTCCCAAAATTTTTCGTACATTTCGTTAAAAAAGATGGGATCGCAATTAAAAAATTCTTCCTCGCTCATTTCCATCTCCGCGGCGCAGATCCGGTATTCTGCCCAGTCTACGTCAAGCCCTTCGCCATCTGCTGGCGTGCCCGTTTTTTTTTAGCATATTCGTCGCATCTGGCTGAAAAGCCCTCCAACAGCACGCGGATCTGCTCATCATCCATCGGCACCAGCTGCAATGCTTCGTCAAACGTCACCGTTTTTCCGTTGCTCCGCAGTATGGCGTACACGGATGCGGCCGCAAGATCCATCTTTTCCGGATCTGTCAGTTTTTCCTGTTTCTTTTTTGCCAGTTTGTAAAATTTCGGCATCTTCTGCAGATAGTAGAGCGTGCCAAAATTAACATTGACGGGCAGCCGTGTGCCGTCCGTCAAATCTACAATATAATCTTTCATGTTTCTCCTTATCCGGCTACTGCCGTTGTCAGATCATCCTCTGTGAGGATCGGCTTCGAAAAGAATTTTTCTTCTGTCAGCCCCTCCGGGAATGCTTTTGTGCTGGAATCTACCGATACTTTGATTTGTCCTTTTCTGTTAAATGGGTATGCAACAATTGTCACTGTATCCGTCTGCGCAGAAAATGTTTCTTCGCTTGTTTCCGCATCATCTGTATTTGCAGTGAGCTTACATTTTGGGTACCAATCATACCGCTCAGAACCGTCTTTATTTTTCACTACCTTCCCATAGGCGAAAAATGGTCTTACACCACTTCCTCCAGATAAAATGAGACCGCTTTTGGTCACTTCATCTCCACGTGCTTTGGCCAATGTATCCGCCGGGAATGCCACCACCTCCACATCGATATTGGTTGATGTCTGACGAATATCTGTATCGTAAATCTTTCCAGAAGAACGCGTATCCACTGACCCGGTATTTTCTTTTACTTTTACATTTTTAACAACTTCTGTTTTCTCAACGTTTTCCTCAAACGTTTCCGACCACTGTCCGTCTTCTGATGGTGTGCTAAAGCACCAATACTGCGCTCCTACAGTTTCTTTCAGTGGTGGTTTGCTCGTTTTGATTGACATATTTTTTCCTTTCTACCTGAATAATTTTTGTAGTATCAGGTTATAATATTTATTTGGATCTTTTTTGAACAGTCCGCGCAGGTGCGGCTGTGCATTCATTTTCCGTGTTCCTGCCTCTACCATCGGTCCGTAATATTTTCCCCATCCGACCTCTACTTCCCCGTTTTTTCCTTTTCTGGCCGAAACGGTGTCCAGCAGATGGGTGTATCCAGACTTTTGAATCTGTGATCTCGGTTTTGGCAGCGCCCGCACATCTCTGACCAGCTGCTCCGCGCCCTCCATCATGGCTGCTTCAATTCTGCTCTGTTCGAATTTCTCCTGATATTCCTGAATGATCTTCTGAAATTCGTTCATGCCGGCAGAATAGAAATCGTCCTCATTCATACTGTTACCTCAACGGAAAAATAAGAATGAAAGACCTTATCTTCCTGCACGTACTCGTGATAGATGGTAGGATGGAGCCCGACTTTTCTGAGTTTTTCTCTCAGTTCTATCAATTTTTCGTTCCGCGGCGTTCTGGAATAGAAGCTGATCTGGTATGTCTCCACATTTTCATATTGTTCTCCAGATGCCAGCACGTCCTCCCAAATGTAGTCCCAATAGACCACTCGCGGATATTTGTTTGTGTTTTCCTGGCTTGCAATTCCCTCATTGACCGGGATCCGGAGTGAGTGGAGCAAATCGCTTAATTCCTGTTTTGTCATGTGATCACCTCAATCGTTCGATCTGGCCGCACCAGTGTGAGCTCTGTTTCCGGGAATCCGTCCTTGTTGATGATGTGCGCTGCATTATAGACTCTGTGCTGTGTTCCCTCAATGATACACACACAGTCACTGTCAATTTTCTTGTACTGCGGAATCCGAATTTTCATCGTGATTTCCCGGCCGCTCTGGCTCAGTGCGTATCGGGTATGGTCATACACAGAAATCTCGTTGTACCAGATCGTCATATGCTGATTTTCCAAAATATCTTCCGGAAAATCTTTGGTTTCGTCTGTTTTGATTCTATAGAGTTCAAAGCATCCGCTTGTGTACACCGGCAGGCTCATGACGGCACCTCGCTTTCCAGCTGCCATGATAAGATAATTGCAGCATAGTTCTGCTCCCATTCGTACGTTTTATGATTGTATGCATAGTACACATAATTTTTCAGCAGACTCCGAAACGTATCATCCGTTTCCAGGTTTCTTCCCGGATTGAGCGTATCAAGACGGTGTTTTCCTTCTTTCAAATACCGAAGCAGCGACTCATCCGGGAAATACGGCGGAATCTGAAATTCCTGCCGCACTTCCTCGATCATTTCTTCCAACATTCCGCCTTACCTCCTTATTCCGCTGTTGGCTCTGCTTACTACTCTGCCGCCTGCGTGTTTGTCTGCGGAACGGTTACCTGCTGGACCGGCAGCACGTACTCTTCCAGTTTCGTTACGTCGAATACTACAGCACAGTCATCATCCACCGCACGACCGTTCGCATAGCATTTTCCGATGATGACGTCTGCATCATCCATTGCTTTTGTCTGATCGTAAGTGTTCAACTCCACGCCAGATGCTCCCATCGTGTAGACACCTGCCATGGTAAAAATGCCTTTTCCTTTCGGTACATTCGCATCCGGAATCTTTTCGAGGCTCATAAACGAGGTGTTTCTGTATCCTCCCGTGAGACTTTCTCCATACAGCGCCGGGTCCACATATTCCGCCTCATCGCTCGGATTGCACAATAAATACAGCGTTCCGATTTCTCTCTCTCCGTCTTTGCTCAGTGTCTTTCTTACTGGAGCAAGTCCTTTCGGGCTGAATTTGGTTACCGTGTTCATTACCGTTTTCGCCTGCGCGGTTCCGTCCGTTTTGAAGCTCGCGATCTTATTCATGATTCCTACAGGACCCGTTTTTCCGTTTCCATCCAGATATCCTTTTACCAGGCCGTCCTGCATTGCCTCCGCAAGAATTGCCGTAAAATATTTGTCCACAAATGGCAGCGCAAGATCCCGAATTGCTTTCGGAATCACAAGATATACTGTCAGTTTTTTCACTTCCAGGTCGAGAGTTTCAAAACTTGCGTTCAGCTCTCCCTTGATGGCATCTGTTAAGTCCCCCCATACTGCAGTCCCGGAATGTTCACCAACCAGCCATTTCTTCACATTTGCCGGGGCAAATTTTACCAGGCTCAGAATTTTACTTGCCTTTTTCACATCATCCAGCGTTCTGTCGATGATTTCATCCGGAATAATGTCGATCTGCTTTGCAGTGATTGCCTGTTTCACATCTTTCAGCCCCTCGTAGAACTGTTTTTCCTTGTCTGACAGATTGTGAAGGTTCAGGCGTTTTCTGTATTCCTCATCGTGAGCCGCGCGGGCGTTCTGCTCCACCAGCTGATTGATGAGTTCTTTGTTTTTCTCCTCCACGATCATAGCTGCAGCCTGATAGATCGCCTCTACCTTATCGTCTGCATCTTCCATCATCTTCATTACTTTCTGTTTCAGCTCTGCCTCTGTGATTTTATCGATGTTCATTTTTTTCTCCTTTCTGAAAGAAAGCGTCAAATCCGCTTTTCTGTTTTTGCGCCGGCGCAACGGCCCGCATGAACTTTTTAACCTCCGCATCCAGGAATGTGCGGTTGTTCAGCTGTTTGATCAGCTGTTCATTTTCTGCGAGAAGCTGTTCTGTCCGCGGCTCCTCCTTCTGCTCCACGCCGATTTTATCAATCAGTCCGCACTCCAAGGCTTTCTGCGGCGTGAGCACGGTCTCTGCATCCATCATGGCTCTCAGTTCTGCCTCATCGATGGTCGCACGTCGCATCATCAGCTGCACACAGGATTCCATACACACGTCCAGCTTGTCCGCCTCTTCCCGGAGCTGTTTTGCATTTCCTGTGACGCTGGCCCACATGTTGTGGATAATCGCGCTTGTGCCGTACCCCATGATTCGCTCATCGCACCCCTGCAGAATTGTAAACGCGATTGAATGGCATACGCCGTCCACGATTCCCACTTTGTGTGCCTTGCTCTCCTGCAGCAGGTTGTAGATGGCCGTTCCTTCCGAAACCGATCCGCCGTAGGAATTAATATGCAGTTCAATTTCTTCCCCATCCGGCACCGCTTCCAGGAGCTTCTGGAAATGTGCCGCGGATGTCTCCGACTCGTCATAGTCCCAGGTTTCCCAGTTCCAGTCTCCATATTTCGAGATATCGTCATACAGAAAGATTTTGTGCACGTTGCCATCCACCTGCTGGCAGTAATGGATCTCTTTTCTTTTCATGGCTTTCTCCTTCCCTTGTTATTTGCTGTTTCACCCATCAGCTGGGAGATTTACTCTGTGTTTCCCGTGACCGCGCTTTCGTCCGCGGTATAGTTCTTTGTCACCATGCGGCTTCGGCTGAATTCTGTATTCAGCGCTTCCCAGCCGATGGATTCCCGCAGCTCATCCAGGTTGAAGCCGATGCTCCGCAGGGTACTCATGCCGGTTGCGCACTCGATCAGGTCGCGGTGCTTGAATCTTGACAGATCCACCCAAATTTTCTCGTCTTTTTCATAACTTTCTTTTCCGACAAGTTTTGCGTTGAATGAATCGTTCAGAATTTCGGCAATCGGTGAAACTGCGTAGGTGATGAACTCGTTTGTGCTGTCCGCTTTTTCTGTGATTTCTCCCAGGAATACCGCCATTGGGATGTTAAATGCCATTGCGGTGTCCTTAAAAATTTCTTTCGCAAACTTTACAACGTCCTCACTTGCCCCTCCGGCCTTAATTTCAATCTGGTTGATATCAATTCCGGCGCTCGTGATGATCGTTGACGGTTCATCACTCAGCAACGTCTCCTGCAGCTTCTCTTTGTATTGATCTTTTGTCAGCGTTTTCACGTTTCCATTCTCATCTTTTGTCGCAATGATGGAATTTGTCGTGTCAAAATGGAGCTTGAATTTCGGCGTATTAACATACGTCTGCATCGTGCAGACCGCGTTCGCCAGCTTATTGTACTTTTTCGCAATATTCCCAAGGTGTGCACTGAGCCGGTCATTTCGCAGCCTCAAGTGCAGCACCTGATCCGCCGTCAGGTACATGTCCAGCGTCATCGTTCTTCCGTTGCAGCTGATCGTGATATCGCTGTAGATCTGCGGTAAGATTACACTGTCATTCAGTGTCCAGGAATCCGCAAGAAAGTATTGCTCACCCACTCTGCAGATTAACGCTTCTTTTTTCGTCAGCAGTTTGTGGATCGCCGCACGCCAGAAATCCGTTCCGGTTTCATTGGCATTCGGTCGCACATTCAGCCGCCAATAGACGTCATCTTTTGCCCGTCTTGTTCCTTTTTTGTCTTTCCTCTGGACTACAATTTCCGATTTTGCAATCGCATCCGCAATCATGCCAATTGCTTTCTCTTTTGCGAACTCATACAACTGCAGCTGCTGTGTGGTCGATGTTATGATTTCGAGCAGAGACTCTTCTTTTTCTGCTCTTTTGAAAAGCCAATCAAACATAGATAACCGTCTCCTTTATCTCATCCTTCGAAAACATCGCCGCCACGAAAGCCATAAATCCATCGTTTTTTCTTAACTTCGGTTCTATTTTTCCGTACATCTTGTTTCCGTATTTGTCCGTGCTCACTTTCGTGTTATTGGTGTACCATCGCATGATGGATGACAGACCATAATTTATTTTTCCTTCTGCAAACAGCCTTTCAATCTCCGGAGCAATGATGGCACACGCCGATCCGATTCTTCGCACCAGTCTTACCAGTCCCGCCGGATTCTGTTTGCTTTCGATCGTTATTCCAGCTTCTTCGAATTTTGCTTTAAACATCTGGTAGCGGTAGGTGTCCATTGTGATCTTTTGCACAACATATTCATTCATTTTCTCAACACACCATCGAATGATGGCGTCAATCGGGATCGTCGGACCATCCACCACCTCAAAGTCCTCAAATTCCGGCTGTCCAAAATTGTTCAGCGGAAATTTGATTTTCTCCAAAAACGGTGAATCTTTGCAGATCCATGTGTGCTGCCGCCAGATGAACTCCTCTCCGTCCTGCGTCAGCACTCCGGCCGATGCAAAATCTCGAATATCGGCATAGTCCAACGCCAGAATCGCAAGTTTGCCTTTCGTGTCCGCTGTTTTTCTCGGTGTTTTCCGTTCGATATCGTCATAACAGCACCGCAGAATGTTGTTCCATGATGTTACTGTTTCTTCTTCATTCCGCGCCGGCAGATTGAACCGTTTGGTCATCAGCTCCGGAAGTTTGCTCGGAAGCTTCTGTGCTTCCAGATAATCTTTCATGATCTGCGTTTCCAAAATTGGCATATATTCCAGCGACGGATTGGCCTTGTGCCAGGCTTCCGGAAGATCTTTTTCTTCTTTCGCATCCAGCTTGCAGACGAACGGAAAATATCCGAGCGGATTTTCACCCGTCCTCAGAATCTCTTCTATCATCGTCAGAATTTCATCCAGCGGGCCATCTCTTACATATCCGTTTGTGGTGATGATAAATTCCCGCGGATGCTTTACTTTTCCAAGTGCGCTTTCGAATACATTGATCTGCTCGTAATTCTCATAAGCATGTATCTCATTCAGAATCAGGCATCCAGGCCGTTTTCCATCTTTTGTCTCTGCCCGGCTCGTGTTGTATTTCAACTCCGATCCGGTCTTGAGATTCGTGATCAGCTCTTTTGTGACGCTGAATTTTCCCTTGAACTTTTTCTTTTTGCATACGTTGTAAGCAACCTTGAAAGTTTCGTTCGCCTGATCTTCCGAATTCGCCACGATTTCCACATGATAATTTTCAACGCCATACAATGGAGTTTGAAAAAAATTCGCCAATGGTACGATAAATCCATCCTTCCCATTTCCTCTGCCCATCATCACGATGAATTTTTGAAATAGCGGCATATCGCTCACGTACATAAATGCGAACGCATAGATAAATTTCTGATACGGAAAAAGCGGATAATAATTATTCTCGCAATACTGCAGACATTTTCTGTAGGTTTCTTCGTCAAAAAAAACATCGTCTCTCTTCAACGTTTGGAGTACGATGTTCTTGATCAGCAGCTGTCTTTCTTTGTTGATCCATTCCGGATGGGCTTTCGCGTAGGCAAGATAGTCGTCAATTTCTTTACAGGTAACCATCTGCCTCGGACTCATTCGAGATCTGGTCTCTCAGACCAAGATCACTCAAAATTTTTAACATAATCGCCGTGGTTTTCTGCAGATTTTGCACAGATTCATTTGTTTTTTCCACCATAATTCCGTTCCCATTCATGGCTTCATAACGGATTCCACGCTTTTTGATATCCTGGATCAGATCCTTTTTCAACTTCCAGTAATGCATATAATCTTCTACAAGATCTCCGTAAAAATCCGCTGTTTTTCCCTGTAATCTCAACTGCTCCAGCAGCGACTCCTTAACATCTTTCTGTGACATCTGCTCACCACCCTTCTGTTTTTTTCCACTTCACCCGAACCGGCTACCCCCACCCCTTTCACGCGAGAATCTGAAAAATCTGAACAGTCATGCCCCTTCCTACCCGTTCTACCCCGGCCAAAAATCGCCGAGAATTACCCCGGGGGGATGGTCACCACTGCTCCGGCGCGATCACTCGGCGCTTCGGAATGAATTTCCGTTCGACATGTCTGCCATGCCGCTCATTGTGGCACTGTGTGCACAGGCTCACCAGGTTCTCATCATCCAGCGCCAGCTCCGGATGCTCTTTCAGCTCCATGATATGATGGACCTGTGTTGCCCTCCGGATCTTTGCATCCATCGTCGGCAGCCTCACATCTTTTTCTTTTGCTTCCTGCAGTCTCTTTCTGCAGTCCTGGCATTCGTACTGATCTCTTCGCAGAATGGCCAGGCGTTTGTGTTTCCACTTTTCGGAATTGTAGAATTCCTTTGCTTCTTTATCTGTCATGTTTCCCCCATAAGAAAATCCCCACATTTCTGCAGGGATTTTCTTCGACAAGGTGTGATCGATTTTTGAACTGGAAGAGAACCGGTTTTCCTTTTCCTGTTTCTCTTCTTTTACACTATATCACATATGCTGCGTTCCATTCTATTCCATCTTGAAATTAGTCAATGCTCTTCCATGGATTCTATGTACCTGCGTCCAGCCGTATCCCATCCGATCGGCAATCTGCTCCCACCGGAGCCAATGGATGTACCGCAATCTTAACACCATCTTTTCTGTCTCATCCTGCATCTGTTCGATTTTCTGCGTAATCTCTCTCCGGATGCTGATCCGCTTCTCCATCTGTTCTTTCAGATCCGCCAGCAATCCGTCCAACTGCGCCGCATATTCCGACAGATCCCCGCAGCTGCTCCCGTGCGGCATCCCGTCCTGAATCAGCATCGGAAACATCTTATCCATTCTCAGCTCATCAATCTCCTGCTGGATCGCCTTTTCCGCAATCACTGCGCCGTGATACCTTTTCAGATATTCTTTTTTCTTTTCGATCTCATCTTTCTTTTCATCTCTGTTCTGCTCCATCGGTCTCACCTCCTCGTTTTTTTATTTGTCGTCTACTTCTATCGCATATTCGAAAAGCCAACGAAGTGCTTTCAGAATTGTATCTTTCTTAATTCCGTTGTGCGTCGGCATATCCAACACGACCAAAATTGACCGAAGCTTTTCATCCTCGCTGTATTTATCGCTTTCAATTTGCTCAAAAACAGCATTTGCCTTTCCAACGTTTATTCCGTACTCCTTCATTTCTTTCTTCCTCTTCTGTGTTTTTCGTTCCAATCCTTTACTTTCTATTTTTGTATGCTCATTGCAACTTGAATCATCTGCATTGCCAGAATAAAATCCAACATTCCTATGATCTGATCTTCTTTTGACGGAACGTATGCCTTATTTCCGTCACGATCCGTAATCGTCACAGTCCTTTTTAACCCTAAAACCACTTCTACTACTGCAAAAATTATCATAAGCGTTTTTACAATTGCTCGCATCTTATTCCTCCCACTTCAGTCGTTGGCCACAGTACGGACAGTAATTTTGTGTTTCAAATACATCATTTCCGCATTTTTTTGCATTCATATACCGTGATTCCGGTAATTCCAAGCGTCAGCATCGGTTCCAATGGGATATTCTTTTCAGCCGCTTCTGCTACCTGATCTGGGCTCAGTCCGGTTTCTTCATAATCTTTCAATTTGCATAAGGCTCCGTAAATCTTTTCACTTACTGTTTTCGTAATTTTGTGTCCTTCTTGTAGTTGTTCCCAACTCACACCTCTCAGGTGCCAGAATCCTGTCTTATTTTTTTCTGTTAATCTTACCATGCTTTTCATTCCACTCCTTTAAGTATGTTTCTGTTCTTCCCATCTTTCTCACCTTTCCCCGGTTCGCTTAATTAATTTACTTAATGGTTCTTTATTCTCATATATGTTCCCTATAACCTTGACAGATTTTCCGGCATTATGATGATTGCATAAATGCCAAAGTGAAAATATTGTACTGTCTGTTTGCATACAATCCCCGGCAACAGCTCTGGCATAAAATCCGCAATGAGTTTCTCCGTATCTAACTTCCCACAACGTTGTTCCATCCGTTAGATAATCTCCCTCGAATACAAGCAATCCATTATTGTCGTACACTGCAGTGCTCTGCATTGTTTCATAGGTCTGTGAATATTTTAAAATAATATCTAATGTGTCAGTTCCATTTTCTCTACATTCAATATACGGAAATCTGTAGAACATATGTTTATTAATTTTATCCCATATTCTGAGGCGAAATCTCTCCAGTTTTTCCATGCTCGCTCCTCCTTCATGCGCAAATTACTCAGCGCTTAAAACTCTCTTATTTCTTTTTATGTTTATAATTCCATTCTGTAAGATACCGCTCCTGCTCCGCATCCTCTTCCGGATCAGACTGCCGCTCCGGTCTGTTCAGTAACCATGCGGCACCGCCGAGCATAGCCGCGCACACTATTAAAATTCCAATTATTACTCCCATGTCTCCTATCCTTTCGCCAAAATCTCAAGTCTTACCCGGTCCCATTCTTCCATCAGTTCTTGCGGATAATTATTTTCCTCGTTCTCAATATCTCTTTTTATTCTGCATATCCCGTTATCTCTCGCTACTCTTCCAACCGTACTTTCCGACACTCCTGTTCTGGCCACGATCGCTTTATACGTTTTCCCCTGCTGCAGCATTTCCAGAATCAAATTTTCCATCTCTTCCGGTATTCTTTTCATTTTCCTCTCCCCTCTGGCAACGTTCGCATCTTTGGCGCGAGCTTACCAATACTCCTTTTATTTTGTGTGCTTCCGGGCATCCTGGGTCAACATATACCGCGTACGTTCCGACGCTCTGCACGTGCTTGCATTTTTCGTAGTTCTCCATCTTCTTTTCCTCACAGATAATTTTTCCCGAAGATCTCCCGGAAACTTAATTCCGGGAAATGCTCTTCGAATGCTTTCTGTCCTGCCGCCTGCAGATATCGGTTGGCTTCTCCGGCCGGATCCTGATGCACGGCTCTGGCGGATGTCCGGTGGCATTCCGGGCAGATATAGACTTTCAGGCCATATTCCTCCGACAGATGCCGATTCGGTCCGCCGAAGATGTGGTGTTCCTCTAACACCGGTTTCCAACCATAATCCCCCCCTCTGGCGCACAGATAGCAGATCCGGCTCTCTTTGTTCTGCAGTAGGCTCTCTCTGTGCTTCTTTCTCTTCTTTTTCGTCTGCGGTTTCGGAAATAACATTTTCTCTCTCCTCTCTGTTACCGGAACGGGATTTCATCTTCAACGCCCTCTGGAATATTCATGAATCCATCATCGTCCGTCTCCGGTTCTGTTTTTCTCTTTGGTGGTCTTGCCGCGCTTGCTCCCTTGCTCTCCACGAACTCCTGCTCCTCTACAACCACATCTGTCGCGTAGACCTTCTGCCCTTCACGATTGGTGTAGCTTCCGGTCTGAATCCGGCCGGTGATGGCGATCTTGATTCCCTGCTGCAGATATTTCTCTGCAAATTCCGCCTGCCGGCCAAACGCTACACAGCCGATGAAGTCCGCGGTTGCCCCGCCCTCTTTTTGAAATCGGCGATCCACTGCCAGCGTATAGCGCGCCACCGCACTCTGCTCCGGTCCTTGCGTCCACCGGACGTCAGGATCTCTTGTCAATCTTCCCATCAACATAACTTTGTTCATTCTTTTCTCCCTTTCTTCACTACCTTTGTATTTCGGATCCGGAACGCTCTTTGTGCTCCCGGCTCTGCATCTGTCTCAATGATTCCATCGGCTATGAGCTCATCCATGTGTTTTTTCACAGTCGTTGCAGATATGCTCAGCTCGGCTGCAATCTCTTTATAGCTCGGCGGATACACATGCTCTGAAATGTATCTTGCAATATACCGATACACTTCTTCTCTGAGTGCCGTGCTCTCTTTTCTAAAATACATTCGCATCCTCCATTCCATATCCCCTCTCATCGACCTTGTCTTTCAGCCACTCGTAGAGTTTTTCTTCGTCTTTCAGGAGTTCTGCCGTCAGATTCTTATACAGATACTCAGCCGTTCCCCACGCGGTCAGCGTATCCAGATACTCTTTTCGCTGCATCGTCTTTCCCAGTACATCAATGCTCTCCGTTCCCTGGTAATCCTCTGGAAGATTCATTTGCCCCGGCAGCTGCTCCTCTGTCTCGGTTTGTGCGGTTTCCGTTGCGTTTTGTGTGATTTCCGTTGCGTTTTGCGTGCTTTCCGCTCCGTTTTCCGCAATTTCCGTCTCACTTTGCACTTTTTCTTCTGGTTTCCGCGGTTCTTCTGATTGCGGTGCCTCATTTTTCTTTTGCGCCGCATTTTGGGACGTCTCTTTTTCTGGCTTTTTCGGTGTCTCCAAAACCGGCTCCGCTTCTGTATTTACAGGGCTTTCTGGCTTTTTAATTTGCGCCGGCGCAATTGGGTTTTTCTCAGCTTTTTCCTGTGTCTCTGTTTTGGGATGTTCTTCTTCCTGCACTCTCTGGCTCCATTCCGCGCTTTCGAAGATTTTCTTTGTGATCGCGAAGAACTCCGCCCAACTCATTTTCTGTGGCTGCTTCCCAAACTGCTTAATCTGGATGTCATTCTCGTACATCGCCATATAGTACAGCCCGGCGCGGAACGTTTTGACTCCCGCCGGGTTGACGATCTCAACCATTTTCTCCGCTTCGCCGTCCGCATAGGCCTCGCTCTGTTCCAGCTCCTTCGCGATCGCTGCATTGGCTTCGAAGAACTTCCACACCAATTTTTCCAGCGAATCCGCGGCTTCCGGCACCGGCTCCTCCTTGTTGAAATGTTTTAATCCCCGAATATCCGCCTTTGGCATCTCCGGCCGAACCATTTCTAAGTCTGCATCCGGCAGGGAAAGCATCTCGGAGAGTTTGCTGCTCCCCATTTGTGCGTATTCCGGCCGCAGGCGGTCCGAATAACCGTCGATGCTGAATTTTCGGTTGATGCTCATGAATCTCGAGATCGTCGATGCGCTCAATCCGTATTCTGCTTTAGCGAATTCTGTCACTGTCTCATAGCCATCATTTTTATATAGTTTCTGCTCCTCGATCTTCCGGAGTGTGTAACCGATCCGCACAAAACTCTCCTGCACGCCGATCAAGTCCCGCTTAAGGCTCTCTTTCATCGCAAGCCAGTCATCCAGGGTTAATTGTGTATATTCTTCCATACCTACCTCCTATGCTGTCATTGTCATCATTTCACTGGTTTCTTCCTGCAGAGTTCCGCTTTTCAGCTTTTCCAGATAATTATCCAGCCAGCTTTGAATATTCTCCTCATCTGGCTTCGTGTCCCTTTCTCCGTACCACTGCACGATTTTCTTCTGTTCTGGGTTGATTTCTACGGTGATGTACGGTGTTTCCGGTTCTTTTCGAAATCGCATCATCAGAATATAGCTTTTTCCTTCGTTGTGTCTGCTCAAATAGCCATTTCCTCCCACACAGTGATGAAGAAGGCGCCCTTCCATCACGATTTCCTCTGCTGAACGAGCCGGCCGGATGAGATACGTTGCGTCCTCGTAACAATATTCTTTTCGCAAGCTCCTGTACCGCTTCTTGATATTCTCATATCTTTCTTCTGTTTCTTCCAACCGTTTTTTGACCTCTTCCCGGTTTGTCTCGGTAACCATCTGTCTATGAGCTGCGCTCAAATCCCGCGGTTGCTGGTACACGGTATTATGCAGGTCGTATCCACGTCTTTCCCGCATCATCAGATAATCAATATATATGATAGCCGTGTTTCGGATGTTCGCCACGGCTCTCCCGCAATTTGTTTCATAAGCACATCCTGCATATTTTTCAATTCGATTCAGCAGTTTTTGAATGGTCATGTAATTCAGCACAAATGCGATGTGTGCAATGTCCAACCCCGTTTCCCGCAGATGATTTACCTGCTCCTCCGTCCAATGCTGATCCAGGCTCTTTTCGATCTGCAGAACTCTCAAAAGGCGCGCATCTCCCTTTTCTTCGATAAGCTTTTTTGTACGTTCCCTTCGAATTCCCAGCAACGCATCCAACCTTTTCGCAGATGCATCCACAATAATTCCGGTGCGCCCTTCGTTGATGCCTTTCACAATCTCACTCAGCCCCAATTTTGCCAGTATTTCAATCTGCGGCGTTTTCTGATAATTCTGCAGATACCGGATCGGATTTACTTCCTGCGCCTGTTCGTCATATTCTTTTAAGCCACTGTAACGAAATATAGTATTTTTCAACTCTTCGTAAGTCTCCGGCATGATCGTCGCCGCTTTGATGTCAATGTTGGCAAGTCCATATAGATTGCAGTCGTCCCAAAAGTCTTCATTCCGGTACAAGTCGTGTTTATGATAGTCAATCTGCACCTTTTTCCCTGGCTCAAAGTAGGCTCTTGCCACCTCTACGCCGGAAATTTCTTCTGCTGCATTGTACATCTCTGGTCCATCGTTCCCCTCGATGAAGCCCAGTGTCCATGCTTTCTCAATCTCCACGTACCGTAGCACTGCTCCATCTTCTTTGTATCGCTGTCCCAGGAACAGATGGATTTTCTTACTGTATTCACCCTTTATTTTTCCCTGGCACTTGTACGTTCCAACCGCGCCGCACATCGGGCATTTTCCGCTTTTTCCTTCTCTCGGTTCTTCGGTATGCTTCTGAAATTGGCTCTCGTAGGATATGCCATCTCTCCACCGCGCATCCGTTACGCCGCCGCATTTGCTGCAGGCGATTTTTGTCCAACTTCCATATTTTTTGTAGTACAGATGATGTTCTTTTTGAAAATAAATTCTGTCCGCATATTCTAAGATTCTTTTTTCCGGAAGTTTTGCGGTATGTGCCATCCTGTCTTTCAGTGCTTCCTGTCGGCGCACGAATTTTCGATGTTCTCTGTCAATTCTGGCAGCGGTCGCAAGATCATCCTCGTGCTTGTATATGTACTGCCACCATCTCGCCTCGTAGTATACAGGTATTTTTATCTTGCAGAATTTCTTTATTTTTTCCAGATCCTCCGTGCTCTGGAGGACATTTTCTTTTTCCATCTGCTCCCATGTATCAGCTTTTTCTCCCCATATCCAATTCCCGTATCCACCATCTTTCTCCACTTTCTGCCGTGTCCACTGCTCTGTTTCCGGAAAATAATTCCAAAACTCCTTTTTCGTAAGGATGATCCGCACCACAGGTACCATTTTGGATTCTTTCTTGTTTTTGTACACCTCCAAAAACAAGTGCTTTTTGTTTCCAACGATCTTAACCGCTGTCACTCCGATGTACTTCACATCTTTTTTTCTGTTGATTTTCTTCAATCCCAAATACGGGATTTTCTCAATTTCTTTTTTTCTCATCTGCTCTGCCTACTTTCCCAGATAATATTCCCGGATGATCCGCTTCGCAGTTCCCATCCCCGGAATCCCCAGCGTCACTCTTCCCGCTGTCACACCGGCGGCTTTTAAAATCTCCTTTTCGACTGGAATCTGGTTCCCAAATGACCATTTCAGCAGTGCGGCAATGCATCCTTTCAGCGATTTCCCCTTTTTTCTGACGCTGTACGCCATCAGCTCATTTTCCATGCACTGGCTTTTCAGGTACTCCACCCAGTCCTCCATAATTTCTTTCGGCTGCATTTCCGCAGACTCGACCTCAATTTTGCCCAATGCCGCTGTCATCGGATCACACAGTTCCTGGATTTCCCCGGCGCAGAACAAATCCACGAAAACCTCCGGAATTCCGTTTTCTGTCGCCATGACGCGCAGGCTCTCCACGTCTCCCTCGTTGAACAGATTTACTGCCAACTCGTTAATTTCTTTTGCTGATTCCAGTTCTCCAAATCGTTCAAACATCTCATCTTCCTCTTTTCATTTCATCCTGCAGCCAGACACTGTATCCATGCCGGCCTGGCTCGATCGTGATCTTGTGATTTTTTACTTTTTCTGCCAGCTCCTCCCACTCCTGCTGATATTTGATTGCTTCTCCATGCGCATTTCGGAAACCGTTCTGCTCCCATGCCGGGAGCTGATTCTGCAGCATGTTCAGAATCCATTCATCCGCGGCGTGGATCGTGATCTGACTCGGCTTGTGATACCGGCCAAGTGCCTTGATCAATATCTGCAGTGTGACTCCGTGCATTGTGCCGGTACATTCTCCCGTCTCGTGTTTTGTCCAGCCCCCCGGAGCTTCCAACACATAGCCCCAGCTACGGTTTTTTTCTCGTGGATCGTTTTCGCTTAGTTCTATGTAGATGCCTGTCTCCATCGTCCTCGCTCCTCCTTTCCAGGCTGATCAGCGTATATCGTCGGTATTTATAGCCTGTTTTCGGGTTGATCCCCTCGTAGTAGTCCGCTATATAGTACCCTTTCGGCGGTTTTACTTCTTCTTTCCACCTTTTCAGATATTTTTTCTCCGGATCCGGCAATGGCATATTCCGGGAGTGGCTGTAGGATGATTCTTTCACTCTCGGCTTTGCTTCTGTTCCGTCCTGCTTCTTTTCCTTTGTGTTTTCATCTTTGCACATGTACTCCGCCAGCAGGCGAAACGTCGGATCGTACAATTTATTTTGCTTTAATGCCTCCACATACACTCCACCCTTGTCCCAGGCACGCTGCAGGATCGCCGCTACATCCCCTGTCTCGTTGATAACAACATGGATATGCCAGGCTCCTTTTGTTCCTTTCTCCAGATTCCGGATCCAGAACAGCTCCACCCCCCTCTTGCAGAACTCGCTCCTCACCTTTCTCCATGCTTTCTGAAAATCCCTCTTCGCGTGCCTCATGCTTTTCGGCCTGTTGTGCACAGCATAGGTCAGTGTGGCGAAGCAATCTCCCGGGCGGAAATACTGTATCAACCTTCTCTGACAGTTTTTCACCTTCGTTCGGTGGTTTGCCTCCTTCATCTGCTCCGGAGTCACTTCTCTTTTCTCTTTTTTCGTTCCCCCAGGTCCTCCATATCTCCCGTCATGGAATTCATCAATATCCAGAACGGTTCCTCCCCGGAGCTTATATATTTTCTTCTTAATCGCCATCTCTTATGTCCCAACTTTAATCTCTTTATCGAGGTTTAACGGGGGACTTTCTCCCCTTATTTTTTCAATATTTTCTTTGACTTTCGATGCCGATCGTGATAAGATAAATATCGAAAAAACACTTCTAAATCCCTGTCCTACATGTTTCTCAGCATGTAGGACGCTTTTTTGTCTTTTCTTCAAGATCTTCATATCTTCCCAGCTTGTCTACCAAGTCTCCGTAAGCAAATACAGAATTCATCTGGCTTTCCAGCCGGAATGTTCCGGCGTGATCCATCCAGATCCGGTACGTTCCATCTGGATTTTTTACTGTCAATCTTTCTTTTGCCATTTTTTATCACCTCTAAACAACATACTTGCTCCGCAGTTCATCCAAATCGAAAACACCTCGTCCTTATGGCGTGCGATCCGCTCCTCTTCTTCTGCTTTACGCTTTGCGATCGTCTCCCATATCCGCTTGACTGCCCAGCCGGCGGCGGCGATTCCGAGACCGGCGGCCATCTGGGACGGCTTCCACTGCTCCACTCCTGCAAAATAAGTCCATGTTCCTGCTACTCCTGCCATAACAGCAATTACGTTCTGTACTTTCAATGTTTCTGCCTCCATTCTTCAAATTTTTCTGTGTCAAAAATGACCGGACTGTTTTTCTTCCGCGGATCAACTTTCCGTGCTACGCCCTCCGGTGCGTACATGATCGCCCGGTTCAGGACTTCTCTTCCGATCAGCGGATTCTCCATTCTCAGCAGCTCCGCTTTTCTCATGTAGCGCGCCGGATACTCGACGCGCATAGGCTCTTTCTTCTTGCTGGCACTGATTACGTATCTCTTTCCTGTCAGGTGCTCCAGCATCTTTGCTGCTTCATCTGTGGTTATCTTTTCCATTCAGATTTCCCCTTTCTTCTTATTTTTCCAGCTTCTGCGATTTTTCTTTCTGTCTCTCGCTCATCGCCGCCGCGGTGTTGATCGTGCCTTCCAAATAGCCGCGCTCTCTTTCGGACATGTGCGGAAGTTTTTCTGTAAGCTTTTCAAGAATTTCTTTTTCTCTTTCTGACATATTCGCCACTCCTTTTCTGTCTTATTTTGCTTTGTGAACGTATTATAACGCATTATCAACGCATTGTCAACGTATTTTTCGCATTTTTTCTTTTAATTTACGTTGACAACGTATTTTGCAGGTGTTATAATATTTTTAGAAACGGAGGTGAGAAAACATTGAACGAACGCATAAAGGAGTTAAGAAAAGCTCTCGGATTATCCCGAGAGGAATTCGCCAATAAATTAGGTTTAAAAAGCAGAGGGAAAATTGAAAATATTGAACTCGGTCGGACCAATCCCGATGAACCTTTTTTAGATTTGATTTGTGCGACATTCAATCTTAATCCTGAATGGCTCCGCACAGGAGATGGCGAAATGTTTGCCGAATTATCTAAGGACGAACAAATTGAAGAATTTATCGGAGATTTGCTTTCTAATGAAGAAGATTCTTTCAAACGCCGCCTGATTTCTGGTTTGGCTGCACTGGATGAAAACGGATGGAGCGTTTTAGAAAATTTCCTTGATTCCATCCAAATAAAAAAGGGCTGAGTTATCTCAGCCCCAAGAGTGCTCGAATATGAATGTAAATCATTCTCAATTGTTTTTGATTTGCATGATTGAGCATCTCAATTATAATTTTTTTGTAGTCCATATGTACGCCCTCCGATCTCTATCCTTATTATATACGAACGTTCGTTCGATTTCAATATCTTTTTTCGAACGTCCCTTTGCTAATAATACGAGATCTTCGGGCGAAAATTAGTATTTTTTGACATTTGTCCGGGTTCCCGGACACTTATTTGTACGGACTGTCGAATAAGTCTGTAATCCGCACTTTCAGGCCTTTGGCTATGGATTCCATCGTGTCGATTCTCGGCATTCTTCCGCTGCAGATATCTTCCAGCGTAGATTTTGGGATTCCAGTCAGTAAGGCCGCCTGGCGGAGCGTCAAATTTCTTTTGTATATGATGTCTTGAATTAATATTTTCATGACATTATAGTTCCCGATATTCGGGAAATTATACTTCCAGAAAGGGGGAATCGTTATGGGTATGCGATTCAAAAAGAGTAAGAAAATTGCTCCAGGCGTCAAACTGAACGTCTCCAATAAGAGCGTTGGTGTTTCTGTTGGCGGGAAAGGTGTTCATCATTCTGTGAGTAGCAGCGGTCGAAAGACAACCACTGTAAGCGCGCCTGGTACCGGACTGAGCTACGTTAAAACTTCCGGTGGAGGATCTCGTAAAAGGAAATCCTCTAAAAAAGCGCAAAGTGGAACCGTCGGATGTGGCACTATCCTGCTCGGCTTCATTCTGTTTTTCCTGATCGTCGGTGTCTTCTCAAGCGGGTTCAGTAGCGGGCGGAAGAAAGCAGCCGAAGCCGCGGCTTCATCCTCTTCCGCAGCTTCATCTTCCACCGTTTCTGCTGTGTCTGAGACCTCAACGCCGACTCCCACAGAAGCGCCCGTGGAAACGAAAGTAATGTACTCCCAGTCATCGCTCAACATTCGAGCCGCTGCAAGCGCGGATGCCGAAAAGCTCGGCACGTTCTCGGCTGGCGACTCTGTTACCGTTATCAGTTCTGAAAACGGTTGGTCTAAGATCGACTACAATGGGACAGAGGCTTACGTGGCAAGTGATTATCTTTCCGATACACAGCCAACCGCTGCTCCCGCCGCTACACAGGCTCCGGCATCGTCCGATCAGCAGGAAACTATGGTATGGGTTTCTGATTCCGGAAAGAAATATCATTCCAAATCAAGCTGCAGCAATATGTCAAATCCGCATCAGATCTCGTTATCCGATGCGCAGGCGCAAGGATACACGCCTTGCAAGAAATGCCATTAAAAAGTAAATAAAAAAATCCGCCCCGGTGCGCCAACACCAAGGCGGGGTTGCATCCAGATAATGGACACAGGTACCATCTGTATATTACCATTTTCTGGAACAGGTGTCAAAACGAACATTCGTTTCCCGATGCCTGTTATTTTTGCACCCTTTTTCAGAAAATGGAGGTATAGAACATGGCAAAAGCAAAATATACACGTCAAAAAAACGGATATTTCCAGGCCCGCGTATGGGACGGCACCTATCAGGGGACCCAGAAACACTATATCACGATCCGATCAAAGAAGAGCAGCAAAGATCTGGAAGAAAAGGTTGCTCAGTACAACAACAAAATCAAAAATATGGAGGCAGTCCGCGATAAACACATCCTGTTTCTGGATTACGCTCACAAGTGGCTTACCGTCTATAAGGCCGAAGCGGCCAACAATACAAAACGAATGTATCTCAACATCATTGAGAAACACATGAGCCAGATGGCGGGTGTGCGGCTCTGTGACGTCCTCCCGATCCACTACCAGATGCTCCTCAACGATGCCGCCGGCAAGAAGCGCACTCAGCAGCAGCTGCTCCTCTGCTTTTCGCAAATTATGCGGACCGCAGTGCATGATCGCCTTTACGCCGCGAATCTCTACGAGGACCTGAAGGACATCATGAAACCGGTCGACTACAAGGCGGATGAGAAGCGTCCGCTGACCGAAAACGAGAAGAAAGCAATGAAAGATGCTGAGTTATCCCCATCTGATCGGATTTTTGTGGATATCTTGTATGCCACCGGATTACGTTGTGGAGAAGTTCTTGCTCTCACTCGATTCGATATTGATTTTGTGGAGAAAACAATCAACGTCAATAAATCAATCGAATTTGACGATGCCGGTCATCCGAGTATCAAGTGCCCAAAGTCTCATAACGGATACCGGCAGGTTCCGATCCCTCCGCAGCTCTTCTCTTCTCTTGAGTCCTACGTTCGTTTCTGCATGAGAGGAACCCAGCTCTTTTCCATGCGCGGCGGCAAATTGGTGTCTAAATCCTCTTATCGCCGCAAGTGGGATAGAATTATCAAGGCCATGAATGAAGTCGCAGAACAGCCCATATCCGGGCTCACAGCGCACATTTTCCGGCACAATTACTGTACGGCGATGTGCTACCAGATCCCGCGCGTGTCGATCAAGAATATTGCGGCGCTCCTGGGCGACAGCGAGGCCATGGTGCTGCGCGTGTATAATCACATTATGTTGGAGCGCGAGGACACCGCAGGGGCCGTAGAAGCAGCGCTGTATATGTGA